CCGATGGGTTTCCGTTTACGTTCACACCCGAAGTCACATAAGTTGTGTCCTTGCGAGGATTACGCAAAGCTTGTGGGTCATCCACTGGGAACGTTCCCAACATTAACTGCGGCTGATCTGGATCCCAGCAAGTAGGGCAAACCAACAGCTCGTACTTGCGCTGCTTAATGATCTCAGTCTTAAGCTGCTTTAATCTGTACTGTTGGCCGCAACGATCACATTCAGCAATCGCTATCTTGCCGGATGCGAACCTATTGCCCATTAGTAGCTACCACCAATGTATTGTTGTCTTGGAACAAACCTAACTGGGGCTTTCTCTCGATCTTCCCCAGCCGCGATCTCAAATGTTTCGTCGTACATCTGCTTGAGCATCTGGATGCGGGGCATCAACTCAGGCACTTTAACTGCAATGTGATACGCCAAGCCCGCTACCAAACAGGGCAAAAAACGGAAGTTCATGTCGGCGGTCTCCACACCAGCGCCAGCATCCTGCACTCGGCGCAGTCTCCAGTACACAAATTGGTACGGAGTAGTGTTGTCTGGCGTAGGCCACAAAGTTACGGCTGGAAGCTGGGGCACAAAGACCGCTGTACCATCTGATTGGGCTGCTGCGGTTGTATTATTTTGACCACGGAATACACCACCTAGGGTATTCCCTGTGACGTATGTGTAGTAAATATCTTCTGTACCAAGGCGAATAAAACCAGCGTTAGCTAGTCCAACCACCGTGTTAAGCGTGATCGTGGTGTCCGTGGAGCTTATTGCGCCAACAAGGACTGAATTTGTTGGGTTGGTTTCGCCAGACAAACGCTGAATCCAAACTTGAATTGGACGAGCTTGGCTAAGTTTATTTGGAATAGTGGCGTAAGTAGAAACACTAATACGCGAGATTGTTAAGTCTGCCTGTGTAGAAGAAGTATTTGATCCAGTACGAATCACATGCTCCATCAGGTCAATCGTATCTGTTGGCAGTGCATACGTGGCAAGGCCGGGAGTCAGGTTAATGATCCCCTGCTCCATTGTCCACATGTTGATGCCCTTAGACTGCCACTCAATAGTCATCAGGTTCATTGAACGACGAGCTGTACGCAGGTCATAGCCTGAACGCATTTCACGACCGGCTCGCTCCCACGCTTCCTCGGCAATCTCCGTGAAGTCCATGTTGAATAGGGTTGAGCCGGTAGTAGTCATCTAAATCCTGCCGTTTTCTTTGCTATCGTTTTAGGTTGCGCTACGAATTGTTTTCCGGCTTTTTTTCCGGCTCTTTTCGCACGCGTTGTCGCAGCGTACTCAGCAGGACTGAGACTTTTAATCGCAGCACTAGGAAGGTATCGCTCACCCGTGTCAGAAGATTTCTTACCACTCTTGGTTCTCCATTTCTGGTCGCCCCAGTCCTTCAATGATTTCTGAGGCGCTTTCAATCTCGATAACCCCCGCCAGCTTCCTTGTACTTTTTAGCAACAAGTTGTGCTTTACGGGCAGACCATTGGCCTGCGCCAGTGCCGTGAGTTGCTGCGGCTTTTACTTGGGACACAATCTTCTTGCGAAGACCGGGTTTGGTGTAATTACCAGCGGCGTTGACTTTACCACCTTCAGCATACTGCGTAAAGTCAGTGTCGTCACGGCGGGCTTTCTTTTTCCCGCCGGGCATCTTAGATGGGGATATGGCCCCCATGCCACGACTGGCTATCATGTCAGCACTTCCCGCCGTAGTTCATCTTAATCATTGTGCCCTTGGTCTTGCCCTTAGTAGCAATACCATCAGCACGTTTGGATGCAGAGGAAACTTTACCGCCGCTAGCATAACCGGCAGCTTTGATCTTAGAACGAACTTTTTCGTCCTCAACATCACGCTTAGCCTCTTCCATTTTGGCGCGTGTTTCTGGATAAATTACTTCATCCAAAGAACCGGGTGTGCGGCGTGGCTTGTATTGCTTTGCAGCTTCTGGTGTCATTGGCATAATAAATCCTTAGCAGGCTCTGCCGCCACGTTTCATGGCAATCATTGTTCCTTTGGTTCTACCCTTAGAAACAACGCCATCAGGTGTCTTGCCAGTCTTTACAGCGCCCATCTTAGATGGAGCCATACCGCCCTTAGCCAATTTAGTCATAGGCTGACCTTTGTGCAAGCGGCCTTCGTGTTTGTTTACGGCCTTCTGCATCATCTTCTTGTCCATTTTCACGTCTTCGTGTTTCATATCGCCACCTTTAGAAAATTTACGGCCTTTATCAGCCTCATTAAACTCTTTACCCACAGACTGTGGGACGCCTGCTTTCTTAGCAAACGCTGGGTTGTTAGCCACCGCCGCCATGAAATTGTGTTGTTTTTTGCTTGTGCTTGGCATTACTTACCACCTGCGTACCAGTTAACAAGCTGAACTAAACCAGCGCCTACAACGCTGCTGGCTCCACCAACTAACATTAAAACTTTCCAGCCACCTTTGGCTTCAGACAATGTTTTGTCAATAGCCGCTAGTGTTGCCTGCATAGTTTTCATGTTGTCCAGCATCTTGTCCATATCATCTTGCAAATGCTTGATGTCAGACGCATGCGTGGCTAATTCTCTGGCTGTTTGAATAGCGTCACTCATGTTAGCAATTCCACGCCCGCAGGCTTTTATTTATGCGTGAGTTTGGGTCTTTCTTGGCCTTCTCTCCGGTCAGCTTCTTCTTCATGCCTTCCATCCTCGCACAAAAAGAGTCTCGCCGGGAGCCGCCTTCGGGCTGGGGCGGTTTCAAATTCATGCCTTGCTTTTTCGCGGAGGCCCGTCCCTTGGCATTTAAGCCACCCTTCGGATTCTTGCCTTCTTTTCTCTGCCATGCTGGTGTCTTAGCCATTTGCTACTTTCAGTTTGGTCTTACGGATAGCTTCCAGTAAAGGCATTACTACCTCTTCACGGAAGTTGTTCTCAAACGTATCTGTGCCAACGTGCGGAAGACTGATATCTACATCCGCATAAATTTTAAACCCGTGTTCCGCAGCTCGGTCGCAGAACAGATAGTCTTCACCAAGATAATGACCATCTTTGATTTCAAAATCAAACACGCTACACACTTGCTCACCCTTGAAGTCGTAAAACCACTCGGGGTGAGCCACAACCATTGTCTCTAAAACATGGCGTTGAATCAACATAAAGCCTGTACCAACGCGCTTTAAACGCATCAATGAACCATCAAACTCTAGGTCTTGGTTTTCATTAAAGTACAGATCGGCAAAGAAGTTACGATCCTTGGATCTGCGTGGGTACATACCAGCGGTAATATCTTTGCCCCCACTTTGCGCCATCAAACGCAAAATGTCATCTGCCGTAGCAATCACATCAGAATCAATAAACAGCAGCTCTGTTGCGTCGGATTTGAGGAACTCATGCACCAATTGGTTTCTAGCCATAGTGATGATTGAGCACCCAGACACATCGCCCATATTAACGGCAACACCAAACTGCATAGCCTTGGGCATTAACGCCGCAATGTTGTACGCGAGTTTGATATTGATCTTGCCGTCATACGCTGGGATAGCTATGAATAGCTTACGCCCAGCCAGAACTGCTTGTTTTGCTTCAGCCATAGAACGCCGTAATTTTTGCGGTTGCAGGTAATGTCACATGGATGCTGGTTGCAAACAAAATACCTTCGCCGGGAATAGGCATGGTAATTGGCTGCGTTCCAGTTCCAATATTAAACTGCAACAATACAGTACCGCTTGCGCCGCCATTACGGAAGATAACATCTCCAGCTGTACCACCAGAAATGCAATGGTATCCTTTAAGTCTGTTGCGTCCAGACACCATAGTGCCTGTAGCTTCAACGTGCGCTGCTTTAACGTCGGTTTGCATACCCATAATTAATCTCCTTTAAAACGGGGGCCGAAGCCCCCTAGATCAATTAATCGTTTTGTTGGCCAAGCAATGGGTCAGCAACGAAGTACAGAATCGTACCAGTGATAGAACCACCGGTAGGAGCATCACCAGAAGTACCGCCGCCGGTGATAGTCACCAACTTGGTTGCAGACATAGTTGTACCCATGTTAGCGCCAGCAGTAGCTGAAGCCATATTGATTACCAACTTGCCTGTGGTAGCAACAGCAGCAGACACCAAGCCTGTGTTTGTAGCAGTAGAAGTACCGTACAAAGTGAAGCCCATGTCAAAGGTAGGAGTTGTACCGCCAGTGGCAGCGCAAACAGCTTGGATCTCAACAACGATAGCACCAGCAGGCAAAACAACTGCGGGAGCGCCAGTGGCTGAAGAAATTTTAGCGGATGTACCAGCAGCAGAAGCGCCGGAAATGTAGAACTGGGCGGCCATTAAGCCGGAGCCACAATAAGCGGTACGAGTTTGATCGCCGCCACCAGAACGCCAGATACTTTGGGTGGTTGATAATGCCATGATAAATTGTCCTTACATACAAGATCAGCGCATCAATCGGTATGTCGTCTGCCGGGTCAGTTTGATGCACCGGGAACCCCGGGGTATTTGCAATATACAACAAAAGAAAAAGGGGCACAAGGCCCCTCTTCAAATATTTCCTAAGAAATATTAGGCTCCGGGTGAACCGAAGATACCCAGTGGGTCAGACACGCCGAAGCTGTAACGCTCACGGGCTTTGTAACGAACGTTACCTGTGTCAAAATCCCCGTCCATTCCAGTGCTCATAGGAGTACGGACAAAGTGCTTCAAGCCGTTAGGCACGTCTGTCAACAGGAACCAAGCATTGGTGTCTGTCAAGAAGTGGTTAACGCAGTAGCCATCAGGAATAGAACCGTTGTTCTTCAATGCGTTGATGTCATTGTCGTTAGTACCAACGCGCAACTCGGTCTCGAGCAAGCGGGTAGCAACGAACATCAATGAAGGAGGAACAACCAACTTCTTGGGCTTAGCAGCGATCAGCAAACCACGCTCGTCTGTCCAAGCAGCAATCTGAATAACGGCATTCTCAAGAGAAGTCTCGTTCAGGTCAGCAGGAGTAGAAGGAGTGTTGCTGTTAGTGCCACCGGAAACCAAGGGGTGTGCTGTAGAGCACAACACTTGACCGTCGCCGTATGTAGGGCCACCACTGAAAGCGTTGTTCAGGACAAAAGCGGCCTTAACTTGCTTTGTGTAAGCCATACCACGGGCCAGAGCCTTGGTATAACGTGAAGACAAGCTGTCGTACAAGTTATCTTCCACAGCTTCCTCTGTGATGGAGAAGCCCATCGCAATGGTTTCGTGGGTGTAACGTGCAGTCCATGCTTCTTGCGCGTTGTCGTACTGAATGGCAGAGCCTTCATTCTTGACAGGTGCAGCAGAGAAACCAGACAGCTTTGTCTCTTCTTCGAAGCTACGCTCAGATGACTCTGTTTCGTAGATCTCTTTGTGCTCTTCGCCGT